ATTTTCTACATTTTTAGAAGTAGACGAAGACTCGGAGTTAGCAGCTGTTCAATTAGGAAGACTTAACAATGAAGTTTCTCAGTATCAAGCAAACATACAAAATGAAATAGCGAAATTTAACAAAGATAATGTTAGATATCAAGCAGAACTTCAAGATGAATTAGCAAAACATAATGCTAGTTTGCAAAAAGCAATAACATCTGCACAGATAGCAGCTCAAAAAGCTCAATCAGATTCTCAGCAAGCTACATCAACTGATATATCTAACAAAGCAGCAGACCAAGCTTTATCTTTACAGAATGCAGTTCAGAACATGCAAGCTCAGGTACAAGATAATACTGCATTAATAACTAAATATTCTGCAGACCTTCAAGAGTATCAAGCGGAGGTTCAAAAAGAAGTACAAGAATATACACAAAATTTACAAAAAGATGGCGTTAAATATGGATGGTATTCTCAACAATATCAAATGATTGACGCTCAATATAAAGAACAAATACAATTACTACAAGGAGGTAAGTAATGGCAGCAAATAAAACAACGGTAAATATTTCTGCATCAGTTTTACCTGATGACATGAAAGCATCTGTTAGTGGTTCAATAGTATATAATTTAAACGATGGTGCGGGAGATAACTGTAAGTGGATTTCTTATGCTCAAGATATAGATGCTAGTAGCGAAGCGTTATTAGTAGCAGATATAGGTTATCTACAAGGTACCGCAGGAGATACAACGCCTACAAGAACACATGCTAATGATAATGTTGAATTTATAATAATAAAACATTCTGGATTTAGAGCAGACGGAACAACGGCTACAACGGAAAAACTATTTTTTAATTTTACTCATGGAGTAGCAGCAGATAATGCAACAGGAAATCTATGTTTAGACGCAGGTGAGGCTTGGTGTGGAAAATTCAATACAGCGGAAGATACAGCTAATTTTACAGCAATAGCAGCAGCTAATGATATTAAAGTGCTAATATATGCAGTACTAGATGACGTGGCATAGGAGATAATATGGCAGCAATAGAATTTAACGCTAAAGAAATATATAGCAGAGTATTACAGGCAGTACCTGGAGTATCAGAAAACTATGTAATAAATTTAATTAATGAAGCATTAATTGATATGGGTAGATATCCAAATCAAATAGAGAATGCTAAAACAGATTTAAAACATAATCAATTATGGTATGCTTTAGATGACGGTGAAGACATAACAGTTAACAAAGTTTTTAGATGCACTATCTTAAATTCAAGTGGAGAGTATATAGATATACCAAGGTTAAGCCAAGGTAGAATAAAACAATTTTACAATGAAAGCAGTACGTCTTCTAATACTGCTTGGACGGAGATATAATGGCAGCTGTAAGTAGTTCATACAAAGACCCTAATAATAGTTTTGTTTGGTGGATAGAAGGCGACAGAATAGCTATAGCTACATCCGAAGGAAATGGAAGCACTAGTGAAACTAATCAAGGTAAATTTAAACCTGTACAAATAGGCTCTGGTAACACTATTACTGCGGGATTAGTAATATCTTACTATGCAGAGCCAGCTAAAGTAACATCTATACAAGGAACAGGAAGTACTATAGATATAGACAATTCTTTACAACCAGGTTTAATTGATTATGTAAAAGCAAAAGCTTTAATGGATGCAGCGGCTTCTGCAACAGAACCTACTTTAGCACAAATTAAAATGGCTTCTGCACAACAATGCATGGCTAACTATAAAGAATGTGTTAGAAGGTATGGAATGAAGAAGACAGATAAGGTTGGAGGGACTAGACAAGTAGTTCCTTCTGATTTACGATAATGTATAGAGGCCCTAATGGAGTTGGAAAAGGAGATAAACCTAGAGCTATAGGTATATCTCAAAAAGAATTTGCAAAACGTTGGGATGCAATATTTAACAAAAAAAAGAAAGAAGGAAAACAAAGTGGCAGAACTGAGTAAAGACAGTAAATTTACATTTAGTATAGAAACTCTAATTACATTAGGAACAACATTAGTTATGATTGTTACGATGTGGTTTACTTTACAAGCGGATATACAAGAAGCAAAAGAATTACCTGAACCTCCAATAGGCAGAACTGAGTACGACTTAAAGGACCAGATGATTAGAAACACAATCATTGAAACTGAAAAAGATGTACAGGAAATTAAAGAAGAACAAAAAGAGATGCGTACGGATGTTAAAAACATTGAACGTATGTTGATGCAAAAGTGAGGTATAGAGATGAATTGGTTATATGGTTTTACATATTTGGTTGGTATTTGTTTATCATTATCGCCCTTATATGGTCAAAGTAGTTTAAAAGACTTACAACAGATTCAATTATTGAGTCAAGATGAATGTATAATAGTTCAAGTAAATGCAGACTGGAACTTTAAAGCTTCATTAGATTTAAATGGTTTAAATAATTGCGTATGGTTTAATGCGAGTATAGATAATAAAGAATACGGTGCAATTATTACAGATGAATGGAAGATAGTATCTGTTCCAACTATTATTATGTTTGAATATGGTAAAGAAGTAAAAAGGTTTGAAGCTGGATTAAGTTTCAATTTAGATAAAGATAAAATCATCAAGGAAATTAAAAATGAAATTGATGAAATACAACTAAGGAAGTTTCAATGATATATTTAGCAAGATGGTTTAAACAGATACTAGGTAGCCTAATATTGATTAGTACTTTAGCAGCACAAGACTTTTTTAAGTTTAGCACTATATATGGTGCATATAGCTTTAGTAGTCCTGTAACTAAAGAACTACAATATCAAGTGTCTGGTGGGCAATTACAAGAGTTACAAGAAGAACTAGATGACCATAGTATTATGACTTTTGGTATTAGAAAATTAGCAAGGTTTGGTTATGAAAATAAACCGGAAGTGTGGTATACTGGAGATGAAGCACCTATTAATGAAAGTGTTGCTATTGGTAACGTACCTACTGGTTGGGAATATGTAATACAATATTCTGACCACAAAGAGTTTGAAGAAGAGTTTGTAAACGAACAATATATGTTACGTTATATGGGAAAGAGTTTTTTGGTAAAAGCCAACTACGATTCAAGGGGCTTAGAAGACGTAGAGTTCGCAGCCTTAGATATGCGTTACAAAAAAAATATAGGTAACTTAGCGTTATCACTAGGTGTAGCTGGTAGAATGCACCCTGCGTACCTAGACTTTAGACCTATTGATTTATGGTGGGCTGAACAAGGTATTGACACAGATGAATTTACACCCTTTTGGGATTTTGCTTATTTCTATGGCTATACAGATGAGTTTGTAGAACAATTTACACAATATGGATATAGCTACTTTGATTTTAAGTGGTATAATGCAGAAGGTGAACTTGTAGCAAACACAGATGACCAATTCTATAAACAAGTATACGGAGAGCTGGTTAAGCAATACAATGAAGAATATGCAAAAGACTTAGGGTATCAAAACGAACTAAGTTTATCGGTAGGTGCAGACTATTATAAGTATACACCAAAGAACTGGTTGCATATGTGGGTAACAACTTATCCAGTAACTAAAGGTATGTCTGACTATTCATTTAATTATGACGTAGTAGACAATGGTATGGACTATGACTTAGGTCTAGTTTATGGTTGGAAGCTAACTAAAAAGTTTGGAGTATTTTTAGAAGGTAGATTTTTGTCAATGTATGATGTTCAATCTTATGAATCTAAGGTTGGACTGAACTGGTTGATATACTAATGGCTAAGAAAAAAACAAAGAAAAAAAAGAAAGGCTTGTATGCAAACATACACGCTAAACGTAGAAGAATTAAAGCTGGTTCAAAAGAAAAAATGAGAAGACCTGGAAGCAAAGGTGCTCCTACAAACGCTAATTTTAAAAGAGCTAAGAAGACAGCTAAAAAAAGAAAGAAAAAGAAATAGTGGCTAGAAAAGCAAAAAAATCTATACGCAAGACTACTAAAGGTAAGAATGCTAATTATAGAAAAACTAAGTCTGGAGCAGGAATGACTGCTAAGGGAGTTAGAGCTTATAGGAAAGCAAACCCTGGAAGTAAATTAAAGACTGCTGTTACTGGTAAAGTTAAAAAGGGTAGCAAAGCAGCTAAAAGAAGAAAGTCTTATTGTGCAAGGTCTTTAGGACAACTAAAACGAAGCTCTGCTAAAACTAGAAACAATCCTAATTCTAGAATAAGGCAGGCGAGAAGGAGATGGAAATGCAGATAATATGTGATTGTGGGTGTGGAATATGCCTAAGTTAAATGTAGTAGCAAGTATTATTGACAAAGTAGCTGGTCATGTAGACAAGTTTACTTTAGATAAAGAAGAGAAAGCAAACTTAATCATGGAGATTAATAAGGCTCAAATAGAAGTTAATAAGATAGAAGCAGGTTCTTCTAGTCTATTTAAAAGTGGGTGGAGACCTTTCGTAGGATGGGTTTGTGCTTTTGCATTGTGTTATCACTTTGTATTACAACCTATGATGGCTTTTGCATTAACTGCAGCGGGATACAATATTGTATTACCTGAATTTGATATGACCACTTTAACTACTGTGTTAATGGGGCTTTTAGGTCTTGGAGGAATGCGTAGTTTTGAAAAAGTCAAAAGGTCTGCATAATGCCAAAAAAATCTTTACAGCTCAATGACTTTAGTAAGGGGCTTAACACTAAGTCCTCTCCTAGAGATATACTTCTAAACCAAGTACAAAAATCCGATAATGTAGTTTTATCTAATCCTGGATTAATTGAATCTGCATCTGACTCTACTTCAAAAAGTAGTTCATCCCCGACTTTAACACATACTAAAAAAGGTAACGGAGCATTTATATTTAACTCGGAGTATAATGTAGATACAAGTGGAGGTGCATCAACAAACCCTAGTCAAATAATAGCATACCCTATAGATGACAGTTCTGGAAATACTACTATACAGTTTTTTAGAAGAGATTTTGATACTCCTGGAGATAACTTTGCTATTCAGGGAACTGATACTGAAATAGATATGCAAGTAACTGGTGCAGTAGAGCCAGTATATTATTTTGTAGATGGAGTTTTGTACGTTTCAGATAAAATTGCAGTAGACTCTAGCATAACAACAGAACCTAGAAAACTTGTATACGTTGATAATTCTTCTAGATTTGGTAGCGATGTTAGCGGGTGGTTCGACACTACGATGCAAGCAGAAAAATTATCTACTAAGTTTGAGACTATAACAAAAGGAACAAGTTTTACTGACCCAGGAGTTGGAGAGTTTAGTACAAAATTACAGACAGACCCAACTTTAGACTCTCAATCATTTTTTGATATTATTGAAAATGATGACTCTGATAACTTTCTTAAAGTAACGCCTAATCCAAATGAAACAAATCCAGACCCTACTGCTGACATAAAATTAACAGATAAATTAATTCATTTAAAACTAACAGATGCAAATGATATGTCATCTGTTTCTTTAAACTATGGAGGAAGTAGCGGTATATCAACTGGAGGAATAGCAAATCTTGTAGGAGAAATTATACATATTAACGGCGAAGCTATGAGAGTAAGAAGTACTAATACTTTGAATGGCTCGGCAACTTTAGATGTGCTACAACTTCTTGTTGATAGAGATGTATTTGGAACTGGAGCTTTAGAACACGCTACCGGAGCAAAGGCTCAAACAACCTTAGAAACTAGTATAAGTGTTACTGGCGGTGGATGGGAAGCAGGTTCCTATGAATTTTGTCATACTATAGTAGACTTACAAGACAATGAAACATTACCTCAAACACCTAAAACAACTTTATTTCCAATAACAACTGGTGCAT